CGACGAAGTACCCATAGAAATGTTTGCGGCATCACACGCAGTAGTGATGTAAACAATAATCTCAGTGATTTGGCTGTTTGCAGGAACCACGATTCCTGTGTCAGCCGCTGTAGTGGACTGAGTCCAGCTTGCAGTCTGAGCCATCTTAACAAAGCCAACATTAGCCTTGTCGGTTCCTACTGTAGTGCCAGTAGTGTCTTTGATTGTTCCGGCCTTAATGGGGCCTGAAAAAGTAGTAGTAGCCATTTGAGTCTCCTGTCTTGGCAAGTGTCAGTTAAAACTGTCAGAAAGACCCTGTCATCATAGACTTACTTTCGGGCAAAAAAAAGGGGGCCAGTGGCCCCCATGGTCTCACACCAAAAGGTTATGCACCTTGTGATCCGTAGATACCTCTCCAGTCAGAAAATCCGAATGAATAACGCTCACGCGCCTTGTATCGAATGTTGCCTGTGCTGAAGTCTGGCTCCATAGACGTTTCCATCGCAGTACGCTGGAACATCTTCAGGCCCTCACCGGCTTCGGTGACAGACGTGAGGATGAAGAATGCGTCAGGGTCAGTCAGGTAATGGTTTACCGTGTAACCACCGGGCAATACACCAGTGTTGCGGATGGCGTTGATGTCGTTGTCAGCCGTACCAACACGCTGTTGCGAGTTGAGGATACGGTCAGCGACGAACGTCAACTGAGGTGGAATTACCAGCTTGGTCGCTTGTACCGAGATAGTCAGACCACGATCGTCAGTGAAAGTGCTGATATCAATCAGCGCGTCTTCCAAAGAGGTTTCGTTAAGGTCAGACATGGTAGTTGCGCGGTTTGCTAGAGTGCCGCCACCTGCCAATGGGTGTGCTGTAGCGATCAAGGGTTGACCGTCACCACCAGCGAAGCTTGTGTTGAATGCGTTGTTCAGAACGTCCGCACCCTTCACTTCTTTGGTGTTAGCCATTGAGCGAGCCAATGCCTTAACGTAACGACGACCCAATGAGTCATACAGGTTATCTTCGACAGCTTCGTCAGTTAGCGAAAACGCCAACGCGATGGTGTCGTGTGTGTAACGAGCCGTGAAGCCTTCAGTTGCAGTGTCGAAGGACACGCCCTGACCTTCAGTCTTGACAGGTGCACTGCCAAAACCAGTAATCAGAACTTCCTCTTCAAAAGCACGTTGTGAGTCTTCAATTGAGAAGATCTCCTCGTACTCACGGTCGTAAGTGTCGTAGGACATCCCGAACAGGGCGTTGAGGCCGGGTTCAAGCTCCTTCGCTAATTGTGCGCGTGAAATAGCCATCTAATTAGCCTCCTTATGCTAGACCAGCAGACTTAACACCTGCGATGTGGTTTTGGATAACCACCATCACGTTAGTGTTAGCGTTTGCTACGTCATCGTTGTCGGGGTCTTGACTGATGTCTATGGCCTTGAGCGGCAACGTTGTGGTGGTAGCACCAGTCGTTACGTCAAGCTCCATGTTCGATCGGCCAGAGCGAGTGTCGCCAGTGGTCGACTGATCAACAATGTCAAAGTTACCGAACAAGTCAGCAACTGGGAACGTGTCGTCAGCCTGCACCTCGAAGACAACATTTGGATCATCTACGATGAACGCAATGATGTCGTCAGCGGCAACAGAGCCGGGGTAGTAGTTAGAAAAAACCTGCTCAGATGTAGTGGGGTCCGTATACCGACAGCCGTTGAACACGCCAACGACAGGAACGGTAGAAGAAGCGGCCGCACGAGATACAGTACCGCCAGTCAATTGCTTGACCAAGTCACCTTGGAAAATAGCACCTGACTGGTTATTGGCGATACGGTAACGTGATTGGCCACCCGAGTAGGGAGCTCCACCCATCATGTGGGCAGGACGAAGTCCAAAAGCGGCGTCTTTATTAGCCATGGATCAATCTCCTATTGCTTGCCAAAGGTTACACGGCTACTGCGGCTAGGATCGTATGAAACGTATCGAGAATCTTGCCTAGTCTCATTGAACATATTGTTGTCCAATGCGTCCTTGGCTGTTTCGGCCTTATCAGCGTAATAAGCTGTACGCTGTTCAACCATCTCCTCGGGTATCTTTGCCAACAGTAAGCCCTCGTTATATACGACGCCTTCGTGTCGACCGTTATCCATGGTAGGGAGTTCAAACTCGGGAGGAAGGTCGGTTCCACGAACCAGTTCCCATCCTTCACGAATACGACGCGAGACATTAGCCCGGTCTTCCTGTCCTAACATTGACTCTCTGATCCATCGGTAAACGTAACCGGGAGGAGCAGGTGGAGTCTCTAACTTTCGCACTGGACGCCATACTTTTCGCCGAGCCTGATTATCGTGCGCTCCGCTTTCACGCGAAGAACGGGGGTTCTTTTGTTCTGCCATTACCTTGCCTCTCTTTGAGCTACTTTCTGTTTCTCTTTTGCCACAGCCTTGAGCCAAGCTTCCTCGGTCATGTTGTGTGGTTTGAGACCACGCAATCGCTCTAACTCACTAGAAGTGAACTGAACACCGTTCTTTCTGCCTCGTGTTTGTGGCCGACCACTTGGTTGGGCGGACGCAACTCTTTGCACGGCGGGTTGTCGTCCTGTTTTTTCGGCCGCATCCGTGTCGTTGCCGACACTTTTGCTGAGATTAGGATAAACCCTTGAAACACGATTATCTAGTGCATCGTAGTATTCATCCGAATCCGGTTCAAAACCTTCGTTTATAAGGTTGTAATGGGTAAAATACGCAAACTGAGTAGCCTCTAAATGCTCCTCATTGTCGCCATCACCATACCAAGGGTTTTTTTCGTGCCACGAAAGGGCTTCCTCAGTAGGTTGTGGCTCTTCCATTTGTTGCGACTGAAGCTCCAAAGGTTGCCCCTGTTGTTGGGGGGCCATTTGCTCCATCGGTTGATAATTTTCTTGCGGTTGCTGGCGGCTTTTTGCGACTCGAAGCTTCTCCTTCTTGATCGCAATGTCATTTTTCAACGAATCGGCCTTGGACATGAGGTCAGCGTCTTGGCTTTGAACCGCCTTTTTGTAAATGTCCTCTACTGCCTGTTCTTGCGCCTTCAGCTTGTCTTCTTCTGCCTGAAGAGAGGTTTGCTGGCTTTGAACAGCAATTTGTCGATACTGGGCCAACTCGTTTTGCTGTTGCGCCAACATGGCCTCGTATTGCTGTGCGCGTGACTCTGCTTCACGAGTCTTGGCATTTAATTTGTTGATGCGCTTAGAAACCGATTTGGTATAGCGCTCAAGCTCATCACCTTCTGGCTCACCGCCTTGTGCGGCGTCCTCAGTGATTTCGATGGTGATCTCCTCTTCAGGAGCCTGATTTGCATTTTCAACTGTCATAGGTAGCTCACTATATCGTCAGGGTTAAGGATTGTGCCGATGATCTCGTCATCATTAATAATGCGCACTTCCGCGCCATCTTCTAGCTTAAACCGGGCGCCAGCATAGCGTCCGATAAGGACCCACTGCTTTTCTTCACACCACGGCGTATCGCCAAATTTTGCTTTGTCGTTATAACAAAGTGGCCCCATTTTTACGACGTAGGCAACAACGGTTGCTAACGCCTCTCGATCAATAGTGGACTTCGTAAGAACAATGCCGCCCTTAGACTTCTTCTCGCCCGAATAGGGCAGGACCAGCATTCGCCATCCAACAGGATTTGGCATCCTCTCCAATGCACTTTTTTCCAAAAGCGCAGGATCAAGAACCACTTGATCCGGGTCAACGTAAGCGCCCTCCACACTCATTTATCGCTCCTTAAAATGTTCAGCAATTTCGTCTTCGATAAATGATAGTGCCTTTAACTCGCCATGTATATATTTGTATTGTTCCATGCACGTAAGTGCACCGGAAGTCAACGTCTCAATCAACTGCTCTCGGCGACTTTCGATGGATCGCTTGAGAGAACTTGCAAGATCAACCTCACGCATTAGTCAATCTCGTAGAAGCCAAGGCCCTTTGTGGCCGCGCCGCCACCGCGTACTGTTTTATGAACGCGCTTGACAGCGCCGCCATTTTTCAAGCCTTTAGCCGTTTTCATGGCAATAGCAACCGCTTGCTTGTGCGGCTTTCCAGCCTTCATCTCAGTCTTGATGTTGGCGCCAATGTTTTTTTTGCCTTTTTTGAGTCCCATTACTTTTTCCCCTTTGCAGGTGCTTTTCTAGGAGTTTTCTTTGCTTTAGCTTTAGGCTTTGCCTTAGCTTTCGCAGGTGCAGGCTCAGGCGCAGGTTCAGGCGCAGGAGCCGGAGCCGGTGCTTCAACGACGGGCGGCTCTTTGCCTTCGATGCGAGCCTTTTTGGCCGCAATTCGAGCGTCCGAAGCCGCTTTTTTCTTAGCCTTCGCTTCAGCTTCAGCCTCGCGAGCCGCCGCTTCGTCCGCCGATCTTTGTTTCTTCCATTCACGGAGACGTGCGATAGCCTCCTTCATATAACTGATCATTGTATTGTGCCTCCAAATTTGGCGTTAAGTTCGAGAAGCTTGAGTTCGGCCTGCTGTTGTAGACGCTGAATAGCCAAGTCCATCTTCTCATCGTTGATATCTCTCTGAGCATCGATTCGTTGACGGGCAATCTCAGTCTCAAGTAGTTTCTCGTTTCGGCGCGCATCTTCTTTGGCTTCAAACTGCGCCTGATCCATGTCCATCTCTTTGTCGCGCAACTCAAGCTCACGCTTGCGTATCTCGACCAATGGATCTTCGTCACTGCCTTGACCAATACTCATCAATAGATCCTGCGTCAACTCTGCAAGGATAGGTGCTGAATACTGCTCAGTCATGTCGTTCAACTGCTGTTGCATGGGCTGAATCTGCTCTTGCGGCACCTGCCCAGAAGCCGCCGCTTGGTTGAGTTGCTCCATCTGGTCGCGTAACTCTTGCGGCAACTGCTCTTGAGCCATCTCGCTCGCCATAAACTGCAAGTGTTGCATCATGTGCGCAATGATCCCGCCTTGTAGTTGCGGTGTGTTTTTAACTACATCTGTCAAAAACATACTGCGGTGCGCGTCGATGTGGGCTTGATGGTTTTGTTGAGGGAAGGCCATGGCAGGTCCGCCCATCATAAATCCAGCATTCTCTGAGCCTGCATCTACCGGCATCGGTGTGGGAGGTGGTGCAGGGGGCTGTAGAAGCCCTTCTACGTTATCGACACCTAATGCCGCATACATACGGCGGTATGCCTCGTACATCCCTTGAGGTCCGTGGATCTCAGGATTTGACTGCACCAACTGCAAAAGCTCTTGAGCCATTGTAATGCGCTGACTCTGGCTAAAAATGTTTGGATCGCTTACAGGAATAATGTCAACGCGACCATCAAAGTCTTGAATCTTAACTTCCTGCGGCCCAGTGCCCGTCAGGTAGGGATATGAGGGCGGCAAATAGTCTGCAAAGACCTTCGCAAGCAACTGAAACTCCACTCGCTGGCTGTAATGCAAGCGCTTGTGGATTGCAGACATAACCTTGGTGCCGCGCTCTAACAGCGCCACGGTTGTGCCT